AATGTTCGCCTCATTCAAAAATGTTTTAGATGGATTGTAAACAGATGTGAGTTCATATCTAACGTAAAGTGGTGTGGGATCTTTAACTTCCGGTGTAATACTAACGCTGCAACGGCTTCTTAAAAAGTCTTGAATATTATTTTTCAAACTAGTTGGAACCAAGGTTGCGGTGTTTGGTTTTAAAACAACAAATACCTTTCCATATTCTGGCGGCGTGGCAAATTCACCACCATAAACTAAGGCTGCTTGAAAACCAGAGAAATTATTATTGATCAACGCCTCATAGTCTCCTGTTGTGACTGCCCTATTTTGAGCAGCGTATGATTTCGGTGCGTTGAATCTAATACTTGCGATAGATTCTCGATCAGACCCACCGGCAGCAGCACTGGTAACACTTACATCTAAATCTCTGTAAGTAAAAGAGGGTGTCTCTGCCGAATCATTTTGTCCCGCGTCATTTGCCTCTGCACCTTTTGTTTGAAGGTATGTGATCGTGACCACGTTTCCGGCTTCTAATTTTTTACCAATAATGCCATCACCAAAACCTACTGAATATGCACCATCATAGTCCTCTTCGACAAAATACACGTTGGAGTCCGAACCGATGGTGACGGCATTTGTTCCGATTGACCAAACATCAGAGATACCACTATTGTCACTTGGTGATCTAGTTACTACGACCTTAATAGTCTTAGTGTCAATCGCATCATCTTTGATTCTAAATGTTTGATATGGTTTTGAGTCTGGTGTTACAAAGGTAATTGTTTTAAGCGTGCCTTCTCTAATCTCAACACCTCTTACAATACCATCACTAGGAACACTGTACGGCTCTGTATTTACAAAGTTATAAGTCTTGTTTCCAATTTTTGTTGAAAAAACTTCGCCAACAGGAAGTGCGGGGGGAATGAAACCTCCTAAGCGATATGTTAAATCGACCGTGGCAACTGGAGATGTTTTTGATCTAGGTGTGTATCCTAACGATTTTGCATGAGATACGAGGGATGATCTCTTAACTGCCGTGTCCAAAAACAATTCATTTGCAGTAAGATTATTATAAATGCCTTGGTAGTGAGTCACATAAGAAAGAACATCAATCAGAACTGAAAGACCAGAACCCTCAAAATCATAATCAAGGAATTGTTCCTGTGATTTTAAAAACGATTTGATATTGTCACGAATACCAAAGTAATCAAGTTGATTGACTGATAATTCTTTTCTTTCAGTTGTCATTACCTAATCCTCTCTAAGTTAAACGAAAGAATCACAGGTTCCTGTGAGTTTCTAATTGTGAAACGAGTGGTCACTTGAAGGGAGTTAGAGTCAATATTGGTGACAACCTCCACGTTTAGTGAGTCAACCCTTGGCTCGTTTCTAATAATTGATCTTTCAATCGCTTTCTTAATTTCAAAGGATGTAAATGGTGAAAAATTTTCAAAAAGTCTTGAGATAACATCTCCGCCAAAAAATGGTTGAAACTTTTTTTCCCCAAAATTTGTCAAAACAATGTTTCTTACGGAGCGTTTGACGGCATCTTCATTTTTTAAAGTATTGATATCTTTTGTAAGCGGGTTGACATCAAAATTTAAATCGATATCGCTAAACCTGACGGTCGCTTTGGGGGAGGTTTCGACATCTTTAGTGGTATAGTAAGCCATCCTATTATCTATCTGTTAGAATTTAAGAAGACCTTTGAAGTCAGGATTTACAATATTTTGTAATACATTTTGACTAAAACAAGGATCTTCTGCCATGCCAAGCACCGAAAAACCAAGCCCGACTTTGGAAAGATAGTCTAAGGCTCCAGCCAAGGCTGCTTGATCACTTAATCTCACACTTTCGATGATTCCCACTGCGTTATCAATAGCCGTGGAGATGTTAAACAAGTCCTCGATTGCCTGATTACGAATTTCAGGACTCGCATTTGCATTGCGGAGAGCGTTAGTAAAATCGCCATCAATCAGACCTTTAATTATCTCAAAATTTGTTTTTCCGGGTCCAAGAATACTCTGAAAGAAAGGGGTGTAGTGATCAACGAGATCCTGTCCAATCGTGCCACCTTCAATGGAGTTTTTAAAATTATTAAATGTCCTTGCGATTGATTGGATGCCTTGTAAACCCTGAGCGTTCTGAGGATTTGCGGCAACTCCACTTAGTCTATCTGCGTGAATTGCCATGTCTCTCAACTGCTCTTGTGCGTTGGTAATTCTCTCAGCGACCTGCGTTAGTTTGCCTTGCTGTTCAGGAGAATCTGGCGGAAAAACAGGTGTGTTTGCAAAATCTTGTATATCATCCGCTACAGCGGCAAGAGTTTCAGTAGCAAAATTGTCCATGCCCTCCAAGGGACTTCTCAGAAATTCACCCTCAATAATCTTTTGCAAAATTTCATTTTGTTCTGGTGTGAGAGGTAAAGTTGGGAGTTCACAACCGCTTGTATTTACTAATTGTGGATCAAATAATTGTGTCATTTCAACCTCCAGCGTTTACGTTTGGTGATCCGGTTGAAGTGCTGTGACCACATGAGCAAGCATCTGTCAACCTATGAACTGGTTTGCCCTCTGCAAAAACTGTAGAAGAGGCACTACATGTAACCGGCGCACAGTGGGGGCAAATTCCATGTCCTGCTACGGCGTTAAAAATCTGAGCGGTTGGTCTTCCATTTGTCAGCACACTGCTTGCCCCAGCAAATATAGTGCTACCACAAACATCTCCGTATCTTGCAACGCTTGGCATCAGACCTCCACCCAATATTTAGACTTACCATCGGCAAGATAAGCAAAATATTTACCTTTTAAGGTATTGAACCAAATATCACCGACCTCTGGAAACGACGGTTGCTTCTGTGATGTTGTGGTAACCGATGTACCTTTTGAGTCTGCTAGTCTAACATCAAGACTTGCCGCAACATATGTTGGAATATCCCTCATGATTATTGGGGCAACTGATTTAACAGTTTGATAAAAAGACTCAAGTTGAGAATTGATTTTATTTATTTCTTGTTGAGAGATGCCAGCCCTAGAAATTTGCATTGGTCGCTTGAAGGGTCTGATGCTTCCGTTCAGATTGTAAACTGCCCTCAGAGAGTCGATTTTCTCGTTTGTCAAATCTGAATGAAATTGTATGATTTCAAGATTAGTTAAAGGTCTTGGAATACCATGTCCACCCTCTGTAATCATTTCTACAAAATGATATCGTGCCGATGGTGCTTTGTTTCTCCATGAGTCAAAGGCTTCTGCGTATTGTGGTTCTTCTTGATACTCAAAAATTCTAAATCCAGAGGATTTTAAAAAGTTATAATATTCGTCATTAGTTTCACGGGGTATATTTGTAATCGTTTGTGTGTATTGTGACATTTTTACCTCAATTCAAATTAATTGAAGACCCCTGAACATTTACGTTACCATCCGCGATGATGTCAATTTGACCATCCACTCGAAGTCTATAATCACCATCAACATGTGTGTCCATACTACCATCAACCTCTAAGTTTACGTCCCCGTTCACCAAAATGTTTACGTCACCAACAACATGACCGTTTGTATCTTTTGTGATATGAACATTGTTTTCACCAAGAATCGCGGTGTAGTTATCACTTACTACTTTGACAACACGGGAACCATCGGGGTAGATTTCCTCGAAGGTTCCTGCCTTATGATAAACGTGGATACGCTCTGCACCCTCAGTATCATCAAATTCTTGGAGGTGTCCAGACTCAGTAAATTTAACATGATTGAATGGATATTTTGCAGCATACTCTGTCTCTGGTTCTTTGATGTCTTTGAGTGATCCAGAGCCAGCCGGTGCTTGCATTTCATCTAATGAATTTTTCCTCTGTTCAATTGCAGTATCACTTTCCTCACCTCTTGCGAGTCTATTTGTATCAGACTCTTTCAAGCGATCCTCAAGAGGATACTTTCCGCTAGGATCATTAAATCCTGTTGATGAATCTGCTGCCTCTTGTGGTATACCTGATAGTGTGCCAAAGTAAACCGGCTGTTGAAATTTGTTTCCATCTCTAAACCAACCAACAACCCAAGTTCCCTCCACCGGTCCAAGTGGCGTTGTGCCAATACCACTCATTGCTGCTGATGTAATCGGCTGAACAGGGTATGCCCATGGCAAGTCCTCTGTGCTGATTAAGTTTTTTTCTTCTGTGTGTAACCCAAGCCAACGAACCCGACAACGCCCTAGTTCAAGAGGGTCTTGCCTATCCTCCACAACACCTTGAAACATATTAAGCATTTTTCACTCCTTCAAACTGTAAATTTCCCACAGATGGGATTTCGTTTACTCTATAATTTTTCACAATACGCATGGAAGTTTTGTAAGTTGTATACTCCTCATCACCGACAACAAAAAAGTGGTGTAGTGCTTTAATTAAATACACACCTGTTTTTTCTTCATCTACATCAGAAATTTTTAGTTCTGACTCAGGTGCATTTTTCACAACCTTTAGATACACAGTGTCACCAGCAGAAAGTTGAGAGGAACCGCTCACCTCTAGTTTATATTCCATGTCACCAATGCACAAAAAATTGGAGTTTCTAAATCTTCTAATTTCGTAATCAACGGAATTGAAACCATAATCATCACCTTGAACCTTACTATGTCTTGGAAAAAGATTTACGACCGAAGGTAGTGTGTTAGATCGGA